GGGTAAATTACAAAATGGTCATTGGGCAAGTAGAAAACATTATAACACTCGTTGGGATGAAACTAATTGTCACGTTCAATGTGCAGGGTGTAATGTATTTAGAGCAGGTGAAATTTATTTATATACAAAATACCTTTGTTCAAAATATGGTAATAACTTTCCTGAAGAATTATATTTAAAGTCACATAAAACTGTTAAATTCGCAGATATAGATTTAATAGAGTTGATAGACTATTATACCGAAAAAGTAAACACTTTGTAAAGTTTCTTGTTTTTCTTTGTTTCTAAAGACCCTGTATTAATAGTGCAGGGTTTTTTATTTGTTAAAATTTTGTTAAAGTTTTAAATCATAGTTTTTTATTCAAAATACATTTATATATTTGCCCTATAATTAAAAACAAAAAAACAAAAATTATGAAACAAACATTAAAAAATTTCGGATTAGCTCTTTTATTATGGGCAGGTTTATTTACAATGCAATTATTAATTAGTAACTTTATTTAAGATGAAAGATTTATTAGATTACAACAGATTTAGAATGGAAGCAATGCAGGAACAAATTTGCAGATTAGAACATCATATTTCAGTATTAGAAACTTATGTGTTTGAACTTGCTGATTTAGAATGTCCTGAAGAATACAAAAGAGTAGTTAAACAAGAAATTTATAATTCAAAAAATAATTAATATGGAAAGCGAATGTTGTGGTTCATACGAATGGATTGAAGGTACAGGAATATGTGGTCAGTGTAAAGAACACGCTGAATTTATAGAAATAGAAGATTAACTTTAAAAAAAAATAAAATGGAATTAACATTAAACCAAAAATTATCTTTAATTCAAAAAGAATTTAAAGCAAGTAAATCAAAGTTTAACAGCTTTGGAAAATACAATTTTAGAAGTGCAGAAGATATATTAGAAGCACTTAAACCATTTAACGAAAAGTATCAAGTGAATTTTACAATTACAGAATCAATAGAAGAAACACAATTTTTACAATTTCCAATGCTACGTTCTACAGCTTCTATAAACGATGATGTAGATTCTATTTCAGCAACTGCTATAGTTGGTATAGATTTAGAACAAAAAGGAATGCAAATGCCACAAAAGTTTGGTTCTGCTTCTTCTTATGCTAAAAAGTATGCTTTAGGTAATTTACTTTTAATTGATGATACACAAGACGCAGATGCAGTTAATAAGCACGATAAAGAACCTGTAGCAGATGAAAAGAAATTTTTAAATAAAAATACACCTGAATTTAATAAAGCTATTGAATATCTAAAAAATGGTGGTAGTTTTACAGCTATAGAATCCAAGTATAAAATGGCTAAAGAAGTAAAATCAGAATTATTAAAAATAAAATAATATATTTGCAAATCTGAATAGCTGACAACAGAAAAAAAAGGTAAGCAAATTAAAAACAAATAATATGAGTGCATTAATTAATGTAAGTTTAAGAGTTGACAAATTACCAAAAGAAAAATTTGTACAAGGTAAAGATGGAGCAGTTTATTACAATTTTACAGTTGCAGTAAACGATGAATCTAACCAATGGGGGCAAAATGTTTCTTTAACTGATTCACAAACTAAAGAAGAACGTGAAGCAAAAAAACCTAAATCATACTTGGGTAATGGTAACGTAATTTGGACTAATGGAACTATCCAATTAGCAGAAAAGAAAGAAGGCGTTGCTACTAAAGAAGTAGTAGGTGATGATTTACCTTTCTAAATTTAACAGGGTAGTGTAAAAGCTACCCTTTTTTTAAAACAAAGAAAATAATAAAATGGATATAGAAGCACAAAGATTATTAATGCAAATGTTTGAAGAAGATTGTTTAATCAATCCTTTAGAAAAAATAGAATATCCAAAACCTGCAATATCATTTGGTACAAAAAGTTATGATACAAAAGATGGTTCAAAAGAATACCCTGTACCTTTAGGAACTTATGGAAATTTTAGCTTTGTTCAAGCACCACCTAAATCAAAGAAAACATTTTTTGTTAGTTTATTATCAGCAATTTATTTATCAGAACATTTAGAATCGTTTTGTGGCGAATTAAAAGCAAATAGAGAAAACCAACACTTAATACATTTTGATACAGAACAAGGTAATTTTCACGCACAAATGGTATTCAAACGACCATTGGATATGATTGCAAAAAAAACTGATAAATATCATACATTAGCATTAAGGCAATTATCATTTAAAGAACGAGTTGATTTTATAGAATATTACCTTTATGACAAATTAGAAGCAAAAGAAATAGGTTTGGTAATTATTGATGGTATTGCAGATTTATGTAGTGATGTAAACAACATAGAAGAATCAAATGCTGTAGTACAAAAGTTAATGAAATGGAGTAAAGAATTAAATTGCCACATAGTAACAGTTATTCACTCAAATTTCGGTTCAGATAAACCTACAGGGCATTTAGGTAGTTTTTTAGAAAAGAAAGCAGAAACACAAATACAATTAGAATTAAATACAGTAAACAAAGGTTTAGTAACAGTATCCTGCAAGCGAAGTAGAAACGCACCATTTGAAAATTTTAGTTTCAAAGTTAATAGTTTCGGATTGCCACAAGTAGAAGGTGCTTTTTACGACCCACTAAAAGATATATTTTAATATGCAAACAACAATTAAAACACACTTAGAAGAATTACATACTTCTGCAACAAGAATGCTTGTATTAAATTCAGACAATAAAATGTTAATAAGTTATTTTAAAGATTTAACAGAAAAGTTAATATATTTACTACAGTTAGTAGAAATGGATTCTAAATATAATTGGGTAGAAATAGAAAATATAATGAACTTATTAAAAGAGCAAGATTCAGAACTAACAAACATTAATGTAAATTTTAAGATTAAAGAAATAACAACAGAAAAAAAAGAAGCATTTTTAACAATTAAAAGTTTATAGTATGGAATTATTTATAGTGATATTAGTAATTATTTTAGCATTAGTATTTTTAGCAACAAGTTTCTTTGATTGCGATGTATTAATAACACCTGTTAAGGGAGTAATGTTTGGTGCTTTGTATAATGATGATGTTTACGATACTGAAACAGACCACACTATACAAATACTAATATTATTTATTTCATTTAACTTTTTATGGACAACTTCAAATGGCTTGAACAAGTAGCAAAACACCACAAGGAATGGATAAAAACTATCCAAAAACTTGGTGAATATGACTATGCAGAAGATATAGTACAGGAATCTTATATTGCTTTAATGAAGTATGCAAATGCAGAAAAGTTAATTGATGATAAAGGAAATGTACGTAAAGGATATATGTTTTTTACGCTACGTTCTTTATTTTATCAATACTACAATAAAAAGAAACTTGTAAATAAAGTGCCTTTTGATGGATGTTGGGAACTATTTGATGATTCCAATATAGAAGAACACAATGCTTATAATGATATTTGTTTAATGATTGATGAAGAAATAGATAATTGGCATTGGTATGATAAAAAGCTATTTAAACTATATAGAGATACAGATCTGTCAATGCGAGATATAGCTTCTGAAACAAATATAAGTTTAATATCAATATTTCACAGCATAAAAAACTACAAAGAAATACTTAAAAACAAATTTGAAAAAGATTACCAAGATTATATAACAAACGATTACAATAACATTTATTAATTAAAATTTAAAATTATGGCTACAAAAAAAGCAAAAGGTTTAGGTGATACAATAGAACAAATCACAGAAGCAACAGGAATTAAAAAAGCAGTAGAATTATTTAGCAAAGCAACAGGTATTGATTGTGGTTGCGATGAAAGAAAAGCTAAATTAAATGAATTATTTTCATATAGTAGAACTGTTAATTGTTTGACTGAAAAAGATTACAACGCTTTAACAGGTTTAATAGACCCTAAAAAGAGTTCATTAACGCCTGAAGAACAAGCACAATTATCAGATATTTATTACAACGTTTTTAATTACAGATTACAGATTAGTTCTTGTGGTTCTTGTTGGGCAAATAAGATTCAGGAATTAAAACAAGTTTACAACGAATATAAAGTAGATGTGCAATAAATATAGATTTGAGTTATCATTAAATAAAGATGTATTTTCTAAATTAAATAAAGATAAAAAAATATCTGCATTATTTAGAAGTTCACAAGTTGGTAAATGTGCTAAAATATTTGATGATTACTACAAATCAACAATAGAATTAAAACCTGCAGAATGGTATTTATTCTATGAATCAGTAATGGGAATTACTATTTTAAAAGATACTGCAAATAAACTAACTGAATTAACTAATTTAAGTGAAGATATTTGTTTTGATTATGTTAAATTTAGGGTACTTGGGCAAACTTGGAATGGTATGCTTAATGAAATAAGTTTAATATATGAATTAAAACAGGAGTTCCCAAATATTGATTTTAAAAAATCTGATTATGATTTAGATGAAAACTATTTTACTGATTGGGAAGCATACTCAAATGATACTTTATTTTTAGGTTTACAAATTAAACCAATAACATATAAGTATATGAACACACCCTATCAGAACCAAGCTAAATTAAATCACGATAGACAAAGAACAAACTACAAAGAAAAATTTAAAGTACCACACTTTTTAATCTACTATGAAAATGGTAAATTATATGAAAAGCAAAAGGTATTGAATCAGATTAATATACTATTAACAAATTTAATATAATGAAGGAAAACATAATACAACAAGAATATTTAAAATCAATTATTTTAAGTCAATTATTATTAGAAGCAAACGAAAGTTTATATTTTACAAAACAATATAAAGGAAAATTTAAATATAAATTAAATTCTTTAAATGCTGACTTGGAAGAAAATGCTGCAAACGAATATAAAATAATTTACAATACAGATCCCGAAACTACAACAAATATATTGCGCAGTATAATGGAAATAGTATCAAAACTTCAAACAAGTTCTTTAGATGAATTAGTATTTATGAATGCAGTTATTGATAAATATAAAGAAAATAAAGAATGGTTTAAAGAGTACGGTGAAACTGAATTTTTAAAATTAAATGACTAAAAAGCAAGAAGCAACATATTCACCTAAAGAAGAAGAAATAAAAAGTATGTATATTTGTTTCAAAAATGATTTAGCATATATTATACAACCAATACAATATACTAAAAAATATAAGGTTATTAAGTTTAAAATATCAAACAGATTGGAACAATATACTTATAAAGAAAATAATATTGATGTTGAATTTACAGAACACGATGCTTTAAAAAAAACAATGGAATTATATAAATTACACTCAAAAAGATTTAACAAATGAAACGTAAAGAAATAATAAAGAGAATAAACGATACTTTAGAAAATTATAGTTCGTTAAAGAAAAAAACTAAACAAGAAAAAGGATACATATTAGCATTGAATCATTTTAAAACATTATTAGAATTATAATGAAAATAAGCGAATTACCAAAAAAGATTAGAAAAAAAGCGTTAAAGTATCAAAACAATGATTCAGATATACTGATAGATGCATTTAATTGGTTAAATACAAAAGAAGGTTGGGAGTATTGGAATAAATGGCATTTTAAAGAAGTGAAAAACGATACAATAGTAGAATCAGTAATAGAGCAATTTAAACAACGTTCAGAAGCAGGAATAAATAAATATGGTGTTACACTTGATAGAGAAGATTTAAACGCTTTAGAATGGCTACAACACCTACAAGAAGAATTAATGGATGCAACATTATACGTTCAGAAACTAAAAGAAAAATTAAATGACAAAGAGTAAACAATCACCACTGCAAAGAATAAATAGAATAATGGATTTCCTTTGGAAACGTGGAAACAATAAAGAATCCGTTAATGAAGTATACAGGAAAATTATAATAGAAAGGCTATCTCAAAAGAGGTAGTTTTTTTTTTATGTTAAAATTTTGTTAAAATGTATTTTATATTAATAACTTGTTTATATTTGCATATATAATTAAACAATTAAAAACAAACACTATGACAAAGCAAGAAATTATTGAACGATTAGAAAACCTAACTTGGTTAATGGCAGAAGTAGAAAACACTTATGTAAAACACGAATTAGAAGAAATTACAGAAGCATTAAGAACTGAATTTAATTATTCTGATACTTACGAACAAGAAGTAAAAGATGTATTAAATTACGATGAAACAATGTTTAATTTAAACAACTTAAAAATAAGGTAATGAACGAACTCGCATTAGTAAAGATACAATCTAAAATAATGGGTTTAGATAGAGAATTAAAACAATATGTAGATGAACTATTATCAGGTCAGGGTTTATTAAATGAAGATCAATTAAGCAAGATGATAAACAGTACAACAAGAGAATTAAGTATTTATAACTATATTTTAAAACTAATAATAATAAATGGAAACAACAATTAAAACTTTCGACAACAAAATTTGGGACAAACAAGAACTATTAGATAATATGTTTGAAGATGATTTTTACTATGGTTATTTAGGTAAAAACGCATTAAGTAGTTCAAGTTTAAAAATGTTAATACAATCACCTAAAACATATAAATACGTTACTAAATATGGTTCAGGTGAAACACAAGCGTTACGTGATGGTAAATTATTTCACACTATGATTTTAGAACCACATAAGATAGATGATTTAGTAATAGTAGATGTAGCAACAAAAGCAGGAAAAGCATACAAAGAAGCTAAAGAACAAGGTTTAGATGTTTATACTTCAAAAGAAATTAAAGATGCAGAACGTTTAGCAGATGCACTATTAAGAAATGATGAAGCTGTTAGTTATATGAATAAAGCACAATTTGAAGTACCTGCAATATCAATGATAGATGGAATACCATTTAGAGCAAAAGCAGATATATTAAAAGATAATATGATTGTAGATTTAAAAACTACTACAGGTTTAAATGAATTTAGATATTCTGCATCCAAATATAGTTATGATTTACAAGCGTATTTATATCGTGAAATGTTTGGTGTAGATAACTTTGTTTTTGTTGCAATAGACAAAGGTAGTTTGGATATAGGAATATTTGAATGTAGTGATGAATTCTATGAAAGTGGAAAACGTAAACTTGAACAAGGAATAGCAAACTATAAATATTTCTTTGGCTCTGATGAAGTAGATTTAAACCAATATGTATTAAGAGGAATATTGTAATTCTTAAAAAAGTGTTAATTATTTTTTTATATTAAAACTAAATAATAAATTTACATTATAATTTAAAAAAAAATAAAATGGAATTTGAAACAATAGGTTACTCAAAAGATTATTACAGCTTAGATAAAAAATATATTGGTTCTGTAGTATGTGATAAAGACAGAGAAGTTTATGGTTATTTAGGTAGACAAAAAGAAATATTATCAGAAGATATGATATTAAGAAAAAAGAAAATAAAAAAAGGAACTGAATTACTAACTGAAATCTTTCCATTATGTGGTAGAATTCTAAAACAATAATTATGAAGCAAATTAATTTATTCGGAAACGAATTTAGAGAAGAAGAAGGAGAAAAAAAATACTCTAATAAAATAGAAGCTCCAATTTATGAACCTAAAAATGTAAAACCTCATCTTTTAGAATTAGTTAATAAAGAAAAAACTAATAGACTAATTAGAGAAATAGAAAACTCATCTTTAAATATATGGGAAAAGAATTTTTTAATAGATGCAGCAGCAAGACATAGCGTGTTTAATTACGAAGCGATTGCGGATTATTATTCTCACTCTAATAAAGAAATGCAAAGCTTAATGGAGAAGTCAGCTCTTGTGATTATAGATTTTGAAAAAGCAATAAAATTAGGTTACGTTGTTTTATCTGACGAAATAAGAACTCAATATTTAGAAGAATATGGAGAATAAAGACTTTGCTGTATTTATACTAACTCACGGCAGACCAAATAATATTAAAACTTTAAAATCTTTAAAATTATCAGGTTATACAGGTAAAATATATTTTATTTTAGATAATGAAGATAAAACTATAGATGAACATATTAAAATGTATGGTAAAGAATATGTAAAAATATTTGACAAAAAAGCGTGGGCTGATAAAATAGATGAATGTGATAATTTCGATGAAAGAAGAACAACCACACACGCAAGGAACGCTTCTTTTAGCATAGCTGAAGAAATAGGTTTAAAATATTTTATACAGTTAGATGATGATTATACAGATTTTAGATATAGATGGGTTGATAATAAATATATAACAGATCTGACTAAAATAATACCTAAAAGCGGTAAAGTAAAAAATTTAGATAGATTTTTTGATATTCATTTAGATTTCTTTAAAAAAACTAATTGTAAAAGTATAGCTATTGCGCAAGGTGGTGATTTTATTGGTGGCGAAGGTTGTGGTTTAATAACTAACTATAGAAAAAACTCACGTAAATGTATGAACTCTTTTATATGCTCAACCGATAGGCCTTTTCAATTTATAGGTTCTATGAATGAAGATGTTAATGCATATGTTATTTTAGGTAGCAGAGGCGATTTATTTTTAACATTACCTTATATAGGTTTAGAACAAGCACCAACACAAATAACATCGGGAGCAATAACTGATAAATATAAAAAGTATGGAACATATTGTAAATCTTTTATGACAGTAATGATTCATCCGAGTAGCGTTAAAGTTTCAATGATGGGAGTAGCTGTTAATAGATTACATCATAGAATTAAATGGATAAATACTACACCGATGATAATAGATAATAAATATAAAAAATATTAAAATGGAAATTACACAAAGATTAAAAGAAATAATAAAGCAAGAAACGAATACTGATATTGAAATCAGAACACGTAAAAGAGAAACTGTAGAAATACGTTCATTATATTGTAATATATTAAAAGAATTAAATCCAAACAAAACACTTCAAGCAATAGGTGATACATTAGAACTAAATCACGCTACAGTAATACACGCATTAAAGAACTATAAAATGTATGAAGAATACAACCCTGAATTAAAAAAGTTTAGAACAACAATATTATCTTACTTTACAATAGATAATGAAGAAGAATTAAAAGAACTATCTGAAATAGAAAAGGTAAAACAACAGATGTATAAATTAACATTTGAAAACGACAAACTAAAAAGAGAATTGCAAGAACAAATAGATAGACCAAGATTTGAATACAAAATAATAGATGATTTAAACAATCTAATGAATAACACTAAAGGAACAATACAATTTGATTTAATACAACAAAGACTACAAGCATTTTATATAATGAATAAAAACATAAAACTATGACAAATAAAGATTGGTTACTTGATAAAATAATAAAATCAGGAATAAGAATTAAAGAACTTAAAATTGAATTACAAAAATCAGATAATGATTATTATGAAATGAAATGTCAAAATGAACAATTACAAATAACAATAAAAAGTTTACAAAGAGAATTAGAAGGCAAACATTTAATGGATATAAAACTATGACACCAAAACAAGAAAAGATAGCAGTAGAAACATTTGCAATTATAGCATCATTTATAGTAGCATTAGCAATAGTATTAATAATTAAATCTATAGTACTATGACAACAAAAAATAAAGCAAAAGAGTTATTTAATGAATACTATAGTTATTTAAAAGCTAATTTAATGAATGATAAAGAAGCTTGGGAAGATGCTAAAGTATGTGCATTAATAGCAGTTAATGAGATATTAAAAGAAAAAAATGGATGCAATAAATACGAATGCTACGGTCAGGATATAAATTGGAACAAAGTTAAACAAGAAATAGAAAAGCTATGAATACAATAGAACAAATAACACCATACGAACGTGCAGTAATACTTTACAATAAATATACTAAAGAATATAACAGAGCTGTATGTATGGGAGATATGTATCAAACAGAACATTGGAAAGAAGTAGCAAAAGAATTAGCAAAACTTTATAAACAATAGTTATGGAACAAACAGCAGTACAATGGTTAATTAATCAAATGGTGCAATCAACAACAATGAAAGGTTGGATTGAAATATTTATTAAAGCTGAAGAAATGGAAAAGAAACAGCAAGATGATTACGCTATTGATTTTGCAGAGTGGTTAATTGAAAATAAAATACTATCTTCAAAAATGCCATTAAAAGAATTATTAGAAATGTTTAAAAACAAATAACTATGGCAGATATAACTAAATGCGAAGATAACCTTTGTCCTTCAAAAGAAACGTGTTATAGGTATACAGCACCTGCATCAGAACATTGGCAATCTTATGGTAGCTTTAATCGTGAAGAAGATGCTTATAATTGTGATATGTATTGGGATAATAAACCTAATGATAAAATAGATGATAAAGAATTTATAGAATTAGTTGAACAATTAAAAGTAATTAATTTAAAACTTTAAACAACTATAGATTTTATTTATTATTAATATGTTTAAACATAACTTTTAACTATGGGATTTGAAAAGGGTAATAAATTAGGAAAAGGTAGACCTACAAAAGTAGATGAGCAAAAAGTAAATAACATATTCCTAAAAGCATTAGGTGAATTGTACAATAAAGAAACAGAAGAAGATACTAAAATAGCTTTTGTTAAAGATACATTAATGCAATCACAAAGAGGGCAACTATTTATTGCAGAACATATATTTGGTAAACCAAAAGAAATTATAGAAGCTACACACAACGTAAACGATTTTAATATAAAAGATATCTTCAAAGTTGGGAATAGCAATAAATCAGAAATATAATCTATTAGGTTCAGATAGTAGATACTTTGTAATAACAGGTGGTAGGGGAAGTGGTAAATCATATTCCCTTAACTCGTTTCTACTATTGCTTACCTATGAAGCAGGTCACGTGATATTATTTACACGTTACACTTTAACTTCTGCAAGTGTTTCTATTATACCTGAATTTATAGACAAAATCGATACAGCTGATTTAAGCAACGATTTTTATATAACCAAAGATGAAATAGTAAATCTTAAAACAGGGTCTAAAATCTTATTTAAAGGTATTAAAACAAGTAGTGGTACACAAACAGCTTCTTTAAAATCATTAGCAGGTGTTACAACATTCGTTTTAGATGAAGCAGAAGAATTAACAGATGAAGATATATTTGATAAAATAGATTTAAGTATTCGTACTAAAGGAATACATAATAGAATTTTATTAATATTGAACCCTGCAACAAAAGAACACTTTATATATAAGAAGTTTTTTGAAGATAAAGGTGTAGAAGCAGGAAGCAATTTAATTAAAGGTGATACTACATACATACACACAACGTACCAAGATAATATAGAAAATCTATCTGAATCATTTATAAATCAAATTGAGAATATAAAACAACGTAGACCTGAAAAATATAAGCATCAAATATTAGGTGGATGGTTGGATAAAGCAGAAGGAGTTATATTTACTAATTGGACTATTGGAGAATATAAACAAATAGGTAAATCTATCTTTGGCCAAGATTATGGTTTTGCTTCAGATGAATCAACTTTATTAGAATGTAATATAGATAGTTCTAACAAACGAATTTATATTAATGAAAGGTTTTATTTAAAAGGTTTAACAACTTCTCAGATATACCAATTAAACAAGCAACACGCAAACGATGCTTTAATAGTTGCAGATAGTGCTGAACCAAGATTAATATCTGAATTAGCTACATTAGGTTTAAATATAGTTCCTGCAATTAAAGGGCCTGATTCTGTTACTTATGGTATTAGTGTATTGCAAGATTATGATTTAATAGTATCGCCTGATTCAATAAACTTAATTAGGGAATTAAACAATTACTGTTGGTTAGAAAAAAAGTCAAAAACGCCACAGGATGCCCACAACCATTTACTTGACCCATTGCGTTACGCTGTTACATATCAATTAGGAAATGCTAACAAAGGAAACTATTTTATATATTAATGTCGCAAATTAATACTATTTTTGCGACAAAGTAAATGATGGCAAAAACTTGACAAATTAAACTATGACTTACGGGCAAATGATAGCAACAATACAATGTTATATTCACCACACTACAGGTAAAGAGGTGAATATAAACCTACCACGTAATATAGGTGAAATTAAAAAGATGCAAAAGATGTACTTAATAGCATCGGAACATTTGAAAAGTTAAATAATTGTTAAAACTAATTTATGTAACAAATTTATATTATATTTGTTAAAAATTTAAAACAAAGCAAAATGAAAAAAGTAAAAGTAACAGTTAATTATTGCGATATAGAATTTGAAGTTAAAGGATTCTATATAAAAGGTTCAGATGAAGATTATACAGGAAGCTGTATTGAAGATGAACAAATATTAATACAAGGTATTGATGTATGGGAAATATTATCACAAAAGCAAATCAATGATATAATAGATTTAGCAATAGAAGAAATAGAAGATTAAATTTTGTTTAGATTAGTTAATTTGGTTAATTAAGGTGCATAGAAATATGTACCTTTTTTTTGTTTAATACAATATCACAAAATAGTTATTAATATAAAAAACAATAATATGAAATTAGAGATTAGCATACCAACGGAATTAAAAGAAATTAAGTTATCACAATATCAAGCGTTCTTAAAAATAGCTAAAGATAATGATGATGTTGAATTTATGAATCAGAAAATGGTTCAAACGTTCTGCAATATAGATTTAAAAGATGTTGCTGAAATCAAGTATAAGGATGTGTTACAAATAACTGCATCACTTGGTAAAATGTTTGATGTTAAATCACATAGGTTTATAAACAGATTTAAACTTGGTGGAGTTGAGTTTGGTTTTATTCCTGATTTAGATGAAATGACTTTTGGTGAATATACAGATTTAGATTCATACATTGGTGATTGGGATAATATGCACAAAGCTATGGCTGTTTTATTTAGACCTATTACAAAGAAGGGTTTAAATAATACATACGAAATAGAAAAATACAATGGTAGTATAACGTATAGTGATGTAATGAAACACGCACCTTTAGATGTTGTATTTGGTGCTAATGTTTTTTTTTACAATTTAGGCAACGAATTATTGAAAAGTACGATGAACTATTTGGAGAACAACACGCAGATGCAGACTATTCTGCAACAGCACAATTCGGAAAACGATGGGGTTGGTATAGTTCAATCTATGGACTTGCTCAAGGAGATATTACAAGATTTGACACAATCACAGAATTACCAATTAACCAATGTTTAACATACCTAACATTTGAAAAACAAAAAAACAAAATAGAATCGGATTTAATTAAAAAAAGATAATGAGTACATTTTACGAAATAACACAAGTAATAAAGAATAAACTACAAGAAGATTTATTTGTCAATACAGTTACAACAGGCG